CGGCACATCGACGTGATGTCTGGCCTGATGCAATGCAACGTGCAGTTCTCGAACACGCTGCCCAACGGGGATGCGTCACCTGATGACTACGACATACAGGTTGAGATTACTGTGGAGGGATGGTCGTCATGGTGAAACGCCGCCCATCCTACAGTCGCAGGCGCCCAGCGAAGCGCCGAGCACCCACCAAGAAGTCTTGGAAGTCCAAGGCGAAGAAGGTGGATAGATCCTTGGCGAACGCCAAGAAGTTCGCAGCCTTCCTCAAAGAGAAGGAGGAAAAGGAATGAGTCACATTCCGATAGAACCCGAAGTCGTCAAGCGACACCTCGGGGAAATAGCACCCGTGGCAAAGGGTGCCCAGATTCTACAACTGGTGAAAGACAACCAGTTGATTACAGCAGGGATCGTATTCGTGCTGTGGCAAGCCGGCGCCGTCGCAGAGGCGCTAGCATTCGCAGGATGCTGAACTCCCCTCGGGAGTTCGACAGTTTGGGTCCACGACAGGCACACGCAGTGTGAATGTATTATTACCCAAACTGTGTAACAGTTAAAGAACGGGCAACGTCTCTCCCAGAGTGCGGTGAACCGTTAACAATATAGACTAAGGGCGGATAACGGCCATTATCAGGTGATTATCCGTCAATGAGTGATAACGAAAGGTGCAGGCACTGCACGCAACCCCTTGTCGTCAGGGTGACTACTGGGCAGTTCTACTGTCCTGATTGTCACCGGAGGGTCTGACGATGGGGAATACAAAACAACGCAGACATTTCATGCATACCGTCTGGCACGGGCATGTCGGAATGGATCGGACCGATCCATACGACCAAGAGGAAATTCTGATCGCCTATCAAAAACACTGGAACCTGCTCGAAGAGCAAGCAAACGATGCACTTCGTTATGCGGTTGGGCAGATAGAGGTGGACAAGGAGGGCCACCTGCACATCCAGTGCTATACTGAATGGACACGAAGCTTCCGAGAAGCGGAAGTCGCAAAGCGATGGCCGAGTTCAGTGCAGATGAGAAACGAAGCTCGTGAATCATGTGTCACCTACTGCAAGAAGAGGATATGCCCGAAGAACGGGCATGTCACCAAGATACTCGAGCTGCCTACGATTGGAAAGTGGCGGGACGACCCGCACGACAATCATAGAACCAGTCTCAAGCAGAGAGCCATCGCTCTCGTTGTGGCTGGGCGAACTCCGGAGGAGATCGCTAGAGACTTCCCCGAAGTCTACTTCACTCATGGAGCCAGAATCAAGGATTTGGCGAGAATGTATGGATGGGAAGAGTTTTCTTCCGATTCCACATAGTTCATAGAGTGTCGGCGCAGCTCGTTATTGATGGCCTCTCAAGGACAGCACGTAGTCGCAACTAGAGTGACTGTCGATGCACAGGATTCAGACTACCACGGCGCAGCGTGGACGGAACCGAGCCCCGTCGGTGACGATGTCAGTCCGGATGCAGACGGAGTCTATCCGAATGACTTGAACTTCTCGATCGACTTGTCCCACATGCTCTCACGCATGCTGGGAAAGCAGATGAGCATGACCGAGACCTACCGTGTCACGGGAATCAAGATCGGCGTGAAAAACGTCGATGATATAGACGACAATGATAGAGGAATTGTCCTCGGGGGCTACCTCCAGTGGTTCACCCCGAGCAAGCACCGAATCGACGCCGTGCAGGCATGCAGGCGCATCGAACAGGCCGCCGAGGCTGATTCGATAGATTCAGATTCACTTTTCATGTCAACAGTGAATCGCTATAAGGGATTTCGCTTCAACTGGCGGTATGACGACCAAGTCTACTATCCTACGAACGCAGGTTCTGTTGCTGGATGGAATGCAGAAACGGGATTGACGCAGTGGAGTCTGCGCAAGATGCTCGAGCTCTATGGGCAGAGCATCGACCCGCCCACTCTCAAGGCGAGGGCCTTGTGGTGGACCAAGTGCGGCGGCTACTCCACCATGCGGTGGGCATGTGGATTCAATAACGCCATGCACGAGGATCCGAATCCGACGGTCGGAGACCCGATCGGACTTCCTCTATTGATTGAGAACCCAGGAGTCCATGACTTCGAGTTCCAATCCGCAGCTGGACGGCACATCGACGTGATGTCTGGCCTGATGCAATGCAACGTGCAGTTCTCGAACACGCTGCCCAACGGGGATGCGTCACCTGATGACTACGACATACAGGTTGAGATTACTGTGGAGGGATGGTCGTCATGGTGAAACGCCGCC